TGCGAACCAGTGCTCTTCTCGAAGGAGCCGAAGGTCGATATTTCGATCATCTGCTTCGATCCCGACTTCATCGATCTCGTTCCCGTGCAATTCAGCGGGACCACGGTCGAGACCGATGACGAAGTCCAAGTCGTCTACGAAGGCACAGTCGAGACGGGAGTCACGTTCACATTGAACGTGGACAGAAGCATATCCGGCTTCACCATCTTCAACCGGGCTCCCGACGCAGTCACCCAGTCGATGGACTTCACGGCGGACCTTGTTGCCGGGGATGTGCTGACCGTTAGCACCACCCCCGGCAGCAAGGCCGTCACCCTCACGAGGGCCGGTTCCAACAGCTCGCTCCTGTACGCAAAGTCCCCGCAGTCCGGGTGGATCGAGCTCCAGAACGGAACGAACAACATCCGAGTCTTCGCCACCGGAGCCGGCATGTCGTACACCATCGACTACACGCCTCGGTACGGGGGTCTGTGATGGAGGTGTACACGCTCGACGAGCAATACCGTCGAATCGACGTCATCGACAAATTCGAGTCGCTTATTTGGACCGAAAGGTTCAAGGCTTACGGCGATTTCGAGCTCGTCATGCCCTCGTCTCGCGATAGCCGTAACCTCCTCAAGACGGGGACAAGGCTGGCTATGAACGAGTCCTACCGCATGATGACGGTCGAGACGTTCGAGGACGACGTCGATTCGGACGGACAACGCCTGCTCACTGTCAAGGGTCGCTCGATCGAAGCGATTCTGGACGATCGAGGCGCCAAGCAGACGATGTCCAACCTCACCACCGAGCCGAAGTGGATCATCACAGGCGCTCCCGCCGTCGTGGCCAGGAAGATCTTCCACGATATTTGCGTCCTCGGAACGCTCGATCCGGCGGACATCCTCCCAGATGTCATCGAGGGAAGCATCATGCCTCCCAGCACCATCGCCGAGCCCGTGGACCCGATCACTGTCGAGCTAGATCCGACAACGGTGTACGCCGCGATCAAGGATATTTGCGACGTATGGAATCTGGGCTTCCGTCTTCTCAGGAACTTCGACACCGGCGATCTGTACTTCGATATTTACGCCGGCAGCGACAGGACCACGGCGCAGACGACTCTGCCTCCGGTGATCTTCTCTCCCGATCTGGACAACCTCCAGAACACGTCGGAGTTGACCACCATATCCGGGGCGAAGAACGTGGCCTACGTGTTCTCTCCCGCCGGGTTCCAGGTCGTCTACGCACCGAACGTCGATCCGGAACAGGGCGGCTTCGATAGGCACGTCCTCGTGGTCAAAGCCGACGACATCACCGCGGACAACCCCGACGTCGCCGGCGCACTCCTCCAGAAGGGCAAAGAAGAACTGGCCAAGAGCGCCGCTTCTTCGGCTTTCGACGGAGAGATAGCCCAGTGGAGCCAGTACAAGTACGGGACTCACTACCAGCTCGGCGACCTTGTCGAGATGCGCAATCTCGACGGGGTGACAAACAACATGCGGATCGAAGAGCAGATCTTCGTATCCGACAAGGAGGGAGAGCGTTCGTACCCGACGCTGGCTCTCAACACGTTCATCAATTCCGGGTCTTGGCTGTCTTGGAACTTCAACAAGCGTTGGGGTGACTTCGACGCCGATACGACCACGGTTTGGAGCTCTCTGCCATAGCGAAGGAGGTTTGACATGGCTGTTGGAGATGATGCGACCGCAGCCGGATACGAAATCGTTCCGGACACCGGCGAAGAAGGACGTGTTCGGTGGGGCGCACGTGAAATCAACCGCACACGTGACTACATCGCTCTGGTCAAGAAGCTCATTCCGACGGGTAAGGCCGGCTTCCGTACCGCGGCCGGCATATCCTCGGGCACCGCCAACCCCACAGGCGGAAACGACGGCGACATCTACTTCAAGATCGTGTAGGCGCCATGGCCGTCGGAAGCGGGGAACTCAGGCAGTGGACCAAGTCGACTGGTAGCACCGGCACGATGATGATCCAAGACGACGGTACGTACGTCACGTACTACCTCAAAGCTGGGTCTCAGACGTACAACTACCAGTTGCCTTGGGCATACGTCATCAACGGAAACGCCAGCGGCTGGAAGTACTTCCGGTTCGAAAAGGGAGGAGACTGGCAGAAGATCGGCGTCGCGAAGGTGTCATATTCTCAGACAGTCACCTTCAAGCTCGGTAACACGGGCACGGCCGGTCTCGGTGGACCGACGACATTCAGCGTTTACATCGATCGTGCCGGCACGCCGCATGCCCCATATTACGTCGCCACTGAAAATGTGACTTCCAATTCCTTCAGAGGGCGCTTCAAGGATGGGGCAGACAACGGCGCCGACATCGATTCGCGTCAGATCGGGTACGGAACTAGCTCTTCGTCCCCGCAAAAAACCATAACCGCTAAAGCGACCATATCGATTGACGGTTCGTGGTTCGTTGATGTCACTGGACTCAGTCCTGGCACTACCTACTATTTCTGGGGGCGGACGCACAACCGCGAGGGCTGGAGCACTTGGACGCTCAGTCATAAGGTGACGACGCTTTCCACCGTCAAGGTGAATGTCGGGGGCGTTTGGAAGGACGCAATTCCCTATGTGAATGTCGCCGGCGTGTGGAAAGTCGCCAGTCCATGGACTCGCAGCGCGGGTGTCTGGAAAGAAGCGAAATGATAGCACCGTGGGCTCAGGCCGCAATTATCTCGGTAGCCTCGATCCTGGCCTCATCTGGGTTCTGGGCCTTCGTGCAAAAGAGAGACGCCACGAAGCATGCAACGACCCGTCTTTTGATGGGTTTGGCCTACGAGAAGATCGCTCAGGTCGGACTGAGCTACATCGATCGAGGGTGGATTTCCAAGGACGAGTACGAGGACTTCCGAAAGTACCTCTACGAGCCCTACCGGGAACTCGGCGGAAACGGGGTCGCCGAGAGAATCATGCTAGAAGTGTCGGGTCTCCCACTTCGATCGCACGGCAAGTACCCTGTCAAAGTGAAAACACGAAACAAGGAGACCGACGACGATGCCTCATTTGGGTGATGCCGTCTACAAGCCCCTGAAGTACACCGCCCAGATCGCGCTCCCCGCCATCGGGACGCTATATTTCGCGATCGCAAGCATCTGGGGTCTGCCGAACGCCGAAGAGGTCGTCGGCACGATCACCGCGTTCGACGCCTTCCTCGGAGTTCTCCTGGGTCTCAGCACCCAGGCCTACAAGAACTCCGAACCACACTACGACGGGGCGATCGTGGTGGAGGAGAACGAGGGCAAGAAGGTCTTCTCCCTCGAGCTGAACTCACCTCCCGAGGACCTCGAGAAGAAGGACACGGCCACCTTCAAGGTCAACTCCTAGCTATATTTTGGGGTCGCAAGCAGAACACAGCTTATAGTAGAGACCCCGAGCCAAGGAGAACGCATGTTCAACGACCTCAAGGGATACGAGAAGATCGACACCGTCATCGACCGGGTGCTGGACGAAATGTCCGCCACCGAGCCGGGTACCAAGGCGTACACCGCGATGTCGGGTCAGCTGAACCAGCTTTACCGCGTAAAGGAACTCGACCTCAACCTGAAGATTAAGGTGATCGAGACCGACGCCAAGCAGAAGGAGCACGAGCTCAACTGCCAGGCGAAGGAGACCGAGATCGCCCTCAAGAAGGAGGAGATCAAGAGCCACTACCGCGTGAAGCCGGACACCCTGGCCCTCATCGCCGGCAACCTCGCCGGTATTCTGATCGTCGTCGGCTACGAGCACACCCACATCGTGGCGTCGAAGGCCTTCTCGCTCCTGAACAGGATCAAGTGAGCAAGCTGACCTGAACTAAGGATCAGAAAGCCAGAAGGCGTGTAGGACGCAAACCCTACACGCCTTCTGAGTTTTCGCTGCGACAAGGCTTCTATATTTTTGCCTCGCGTGGAAAACATGGGCCATAATGAGACCCCTACCGAAAGGTTGCCAATGTTCTACAACGCGATTCAAATCAAGCCCGTTCGCGACAGCAAGCGCAAGAGTAAGAAGGCCTGCGACGCCTCCGAAGGTGCTCCACTGAACCCCGAAGAGATCACCGATCTCGCCAAGGAGTTCGTGGACCACAC